CCATTTATTTTTCCTCAACCGCTTTCGCAACTCGCCTAACCGTACGGTTGGTCACGCGGCATCGCACAGAATCAAACTCAACAACCTGGCCCCTCTCGACCAGTTCGGTAATTCGAGGGCGGACGTGGTTCATGTCGCGAAACCCGAGCGCTTCGCAGACCTCTCGGTCGGTTAACGGCCCGCGGTCCGCGAGCACTCTTACAATCTCGACGTGACGGGTAGGTATATCCGGTTTAACCGCGTCGAATGAGTCAACGCTATTTTGGTGAATCATCTTTATCCTCCTGTTTCGTGTTCCGCGTTTCATAATAGTCAGCCCCTGCATCGCGCCACGTGTATCGCTCGCCGTCGACGTCTTCCAACAGTTGCGCATAGTTCGCCCGGATAAACGCATAGCAAGCTTCGAGAACCTTACGAGTCTCTGACGCATTGAGAGGGCAGATGAGGTGGCGGTTCATCGCCGCGGTAAACCCCTCGAAGAACTCCATACGCATGGCGTGATTTTGGTGGGCATCAATGGACTCTCGCCGCTGCTTAGCCGTCGCAAGCGCTAAGACGCGTTTCGCCAGTTCGACGCAGGTCGGCTCCATGCTGTCCAAAGCAGGGCTTTGCAGCACTCTGTTGGCGAGTTCCTCGTCCGTCAGGTCTGCCAGCTTTTTCTGGGGCTGCCCCAACAAAGAGGTCATCGCAGCCACCACACGAGCATTGCGCCGAGAAACCCGGCGATCGCAGCTTGGGCTAAGAACTTGTTGCGTTCGTACCAGGAGGCCTCAGTCCCGTGGTCCGTGGCCATTGCAGTACGGGCCGCATTCTCGAGCGTCTCGCCTTGCTTTTGGGCACACCACGCTTCGATAGCGGAGCGTTCCCAGCGGTTGATCTTTTTAGGACCGCGAGAGCGATTAGTAGGTACTTTTACCGGGGTGGGGAAATTACCAGCCTTGAGGTGGCGGTAGATGGTGGGCTTGCTGACTCGTGTTAAGTCACAAACCTCTTCGATGCTTATCAAATCTGTCACAACATTCTCCACTGTTTACGAGTGTCGAATGATGTGAGATTTTATGGGGTTATGTCAAGCACCTTCCAAAAAAAAGCCCCGGCCGGGGGAACCGAGCCGGGGCAATTCAACTACGGAGGAACAACATGTCCAAGCAAAGTGTATCGCAACTCGTCTCAAACATGCAACAGGTTAATCGGTTTTTTGTTCGTCTGCCTCAGCCGCGGCTCGTTCCGCGGCTTTAGCGGCGCGAACGGCCTTAGTCCGGGCCTGCTTTTGGTACTGCTCGAAAGCAAGTCGGAGTTGGCCGCCGATTGTCCGGCCTTCTTTCCTACTCATGGCTTTGATTTCTTCGTAAACATCTCGAGGCACGAGGATGCTTTTCCAGCGTTCGGTGTCCATATAAATCTCCTGGGTTCTTAGCCGTCTAGGAGAATATACGACATTATGCAAAGCTTCAAGTGTCGTCCTTAAAATCGTCACCCCAGCCATGGGCGCGTTCGATATTCGTTTTGAGCTGGTGGCAGTTGGCGCAGAGGATCTGCCATGTTTTCTCCGGCTGGTCGGACGTCACGATACTTCTTGCCGTTTGTGTGCTGCTAGGGCCGCGTTCTGTCCTGCCGTCGATTTTTTTACGCCGAATAGGTTTGATGTGGTCGAACTGAAGCACCCCGGTGCGTGTCTCGCCACACGAGGCACACTTGTTGCCTAGTTTCTCAAGAGCTAGGCGTTTTTGTTTCTGCGCCCAGGTTTCCGACATGGCACTATTTGGCCTCGCCCCAGCTTGGGCCGATTTCCACGTCGCATTTGTTTGGCACCTCTAGGGGCACGGCGCTCTCCATCACCGCGGCAATCTCGCGAGCCTCGTCCACCGATTGAACCGACATCGCAATCTCATCGTGAATTTGAATCATCGGGAGCTTACCCGACTGGTAGATGTCTACCATCGCTCGTTTAGTCATGTCCGCTGCGGACGCTTGAATGAGACGGTTCAAAGCTTTGTAGGTGTAAGCTCGCTTGAGACGGGTGGTCGCACCGTACTCATCAATGGCCTGTTTGTACGGCAGCGCTTTGTTCATGGCGAAGGTGTCGGGTTCCCATAAGTCGAAACGGCACTTACGCCCAAGTAGCGATCGTAGCGAACCGCCAGACGCTTTGTCGTTCAACCGGTTTGTCACACCTGTCATTAGACCCTTAACAAAAGGCACACGTTCATTGTACTGATTACGTAGGCTTTTGGCTTCATCGACAGAGACGTCCAGTTCTTCGGAAAGCTTGTTAACCCCCATACCGTACATCATGCCAAGGTTGATGGTCTTGGCCTGCTTCCTCGGGATGTTAGCCATCTCCGCCACCATGGTATGGAAGTCGGTGCTCGGATCTTCGTTGTACGCCTGCACAAACTCCTTCGCCCCGTCTAGCGGGATGCCCCGCATCGTGCCATACACGTGGGCGTAGTGAACTAAGATCCGCGGTTCTTGTTGCGAGAAGTCAATCGCTGCCCACTGCTCACCCTCCTCAGGCAGGAACAGGGAGCGAATCATCGGTCCTAACTCAGGGTCGCGGGCCGGGATTTGCTGAAGGTTCGGGTTGGACATCGAGATGCGGCCGGAGACCGTACCCCCATCATCCGAGCGGATTTGGTTGATATGACTGTGGATCCTGCCATCAGCATGGCAGTGCTTCATGATCGTGTTGATGAAGGTGCCTGAAGTTTTGTTCAGGTTTCGCGCCTGGGTGACCAGTTGCGCGAGCGGATGGCTATTCTCTTGCAAGAAAAGCTTCGTGAACGACGGTGCGTCCTTCTCGGTTTTCGGGTACGGGACGCCAACCTTGTCGAACGCATGAGCAAGCGACTGTGCTGCCCAGATTTCCACGGGTGTACCGCAGATACGTTTGATTTCCTTCATGACCTCCTTCTCACGTTTGAGGAGGCTGTCTCGAGTTCGCTCGACCTTGTCGGTATCCACGCGGACCCCGCGCATCGTCATGTCGACCAAACAAGGCAGAAGGTCAAGTTCCAAATTCGCGATAGGCCACAGCTCTTCTTTGCCTAACTGCACCGAGAAATAGTTCCATAACTCCAGGGCTAGCTCGGCATCACCCTCGGCATACGGACCGACGTACATGGCAGGCATCTTCCACATCTCGGCCTTGGGGTCGACACCAAACTCCCGAGCGGCTTCGACCAGACCTTTCTCGGATTTAACTTTTCCAAGCAGGTCGTAAGAGAGTGCGTTGAGACTATAGCTGAAACGGTTCTCGTCCAGCAGCGAGGCGATGACCATGGTGTCGACAATTCTGCCGTTGACATCGAACCCCATTTGTTTTATCCACCCGAGGTCGTATTGGGCGTTGTGCATAATTTTGTCGGCAGGGCATTCAAAAACTTTCTTAAGCCAGCGGTTGACGATTTTCTCATCAAGGTTGCCACCGCCGAAATGTCTGATGGGGATGTAGCCGGACCAGTCGTCTACGGCAATAGCGTACCCGACAACTTCACCATCGCCCGTGGGCCAACCTGGTCCGTTGGTCTTAAGATTCGGGTCCCGCGTTTCGACGTCGATGGCTATTTTCTTAGCGGACGTGATGTCGGGAAGTTCGAGCGGCGGAACCCACTCGCTTTTCGGCGCGAGCATGCTCATCTGAAGTGCCATCAGCGGTCTCCGTTAGTTTTGTCCACGAACTCCGCTCCGAGAGCCGAGTACCCCGCCTTATCCACCCAAGAGTCTTCATGGTCTATGCTTTGCAGCAATCGGCTGGTTTTCACCCAGTCCATCATCAGGGCTATGTGTGCAGGCGTCAGTTCGCCATGAGTACTCATCGCGCCTTGAACAATGACGTTCCATCCAGCGGCGATTCGTTGATGGTTAAACAACGCGTCTCCATAGGCTTGATTTCGCGGTCCGTTAAGTAGTTTCTCTGCGGCGTGGAGTAAAGCGTCTCGTTTCATTCAATGTACCGTTTGATCGGAAGGGCCGTATACACACCACTCCCCGAGTTCTTCGTCCCAAATCACGGCGCAATCACCGTCATCGATCGAAAAGCCGTACTGCTCTTCCAAGTCGTTCAGCATCAGGAGGTACTCATGAAGTGTGATGGTCATAGGTCGTAACTGCGAGAAACGTCTTCCGCATCAACAATGTACAGGTTTTGCTTTGCCCGCGTCACCCCGACATAAAACACGCGGTGCGTGTCGTCAGGGCTTTGTTGAAACTGGATATCTGCGGCAGTGCTGAGGTCCGTTAACAACACAACGTTATCCGCCTCCCCGCCTTTTGACCCGTGGATCGTGGATGCCGTAATGCGAGGCCGGCCGTTAAACTTTTCGCCGCGACGCAGTAGCGCCGTCACGTAGGCCCGGTCCGTTATAGGCAACTTGTCCATCGCTTCGGACCAAATCATGTCGTTCGTTGCCAGCAGGCCGTGATGCTCGATAAGTTCGTCAAGCGTGACGAGGTCGTCGTCGTCCAAAGCGCTCAGCTTCTTGTAACCCCGTACTAGTCTCGCACCTGTGGACATGTAGCTGTAAACGATTCGAGCTACCGCACCAGACACCTGTCGCCCGCGTCTCAACTGCTCCCACCCGTTGACGGCCTCGCTAACCTTTTCGGAAATGGACCGTCGTCCGCGATAACTGAATAGGTAACCGTTTGACTTGAGGTCATTGGTAATAGGAAGTAATTGATACGCGGCCTGCGAAAGAATTAACCATTCACCCGTCGCCATATCAAGGCTGTTGACGTCCGCGATACGCATAACGTTGCCTGCTTCGTCTCGAGGCGAGTAACGCTTTGGGAATCGCCTATCAATACGGTTTACGATGCTTTCTGCCACCTCATGTATTCGCCACGGGACGCGGTACGATTTTGATAGCGTTTCGCTGCCACCAGGCAGGTTGATGAAGTGGTCAACATCGGCACCCGCCCATCGGTAAATAGCTTGGTCGTCGTCGCCCGCGCAGTACATTTTATTCGACCGTCGATCGAGAAGATGAGCGATATCCCACTGAAGCGGCGAGAGGTCTTGGGCTTCGTCTAAAAAGCACAGCTCAAACTTCGGGCAAAACCGGGCGTCATTACTGGCGAAGTGTTCGAGCATATCGGTGAAGTCGAACAGGCCCTGAGATTCTTTGTACTCGCGTAGGCACTTGTCGACGTAGTTGACCGTGAGCCAGTTGAAGTTGATGTCACTTAGGTCGTATTGCAGGCGTAAAGGAACCTTGCGTAATCGCGCCAAGTTGATCAAACCCAGGATGGGGTCGTTGCTTTCCACAATCGTGGAGATGTCGTCCTCGAGCGACACTTTCTTTTGGCTGCCCAGCTCTATACCGATGGCGGTGCTGAACTCGCGATAGTTCTCATCCTGCATCACCTGCTCGGCACGGATGTCCGTCATGGTGAGGGCCAGACTGTGCAGCGTCCTGAAAAACACGAGGTCTTTCGAGGGGTCCAGATTAAATCGCTCGGCGGCGCGTTCCTTAGCTTCGTTTGCCGCTTTTCTGGTAAACGCCAAGAAAGCGATGCGGGTTGGTTCCACACCGTCCTCTAACGCCTTGTCCACCATGTTCAGCAACGTCGTCGTTTTTCCCGTCCCAGGCGGCCCGAATATCCGAAACATGTCAGTCCTCTTCTGGTGGTGATAGAAAGTCCGGACGAGACCCTTTCGACGTTTCTATCTCTTTTCTATCCGACAGGTGCTTCTGGTAAATCTGAAACACCCGTTGCTTAGAAATGCCGAAGAACCGCGCCACCGCTGTAAGGGTCATGCGCTGGTCGTCAATCATCTGGATAATTTTTTCATCGCGCTCATTCAAAACGGAGACTCCTGTCGGCTCCCAAACGCTGGCGATTTTAGGTTCACGTCGGCACTCTCAAACGATGGGATTTTCCACACTCGTATAGCTCGGCCTTTGATCTTGAGCACGACGCTGTCGCCGTTGATGTCCCGTAACCGCTGCGCAATCTTGTGAGACTTATACTCAAAAAACTTGTTTTTCTTGAGGTAGGCTTCAAAGTCTTTAAGCCGGAAAAAAGTAGCGCCGCTTTCCTCGTCGGTCCACGGGCGGCGGAGTAAGATTTCTTCTTTATCCTGCGCTTGCTGTAGGTGAGTGCAGAACTCCTCGAGGTAATCATAAAACTGCCCACTGATGCTGGCGTCTTGCGCCACTTCCATGATGGCGCTTTCGTTCTCACGCATCTCCGACATCAAAGTGCTGATGCGGCTTTCCCACTGTGCCTTAGCCACGGACCGCGGCATGAAGTTCAACTGCTCCATGCAGGACTTCTGGAACATCGGCTGGCTCATGAGCGCATCCGTATCAAGCTCCAAAGGCTCCCCGTTCACGTCCATGAACCAAACCGGCGGCGTGGAGTTGTATTTACGCAAGTTGGCGATGGTAGCGCCTGCTACGGCGGCCCCTATGCCGTACTTTCTCGTGCGACAAAGCTCCTTGTTGCAATGCGAGTTGATCGGCGCGTCGCTGCATTTG